TTTTGATGATTTCTTCTGGCAGTAGCAAGAACTCGTCAAGCACAAGAATGTTAGCGCGGAAACCACGAATCTTTTCGCCGCTTAGAGGAATGGCTCTGATAGATCCGCCATTAATATCCCACTCGTATAAGTCATTTCTTTTACTCTTGGCTCCAAATGCTTGCAGCAACAGCTCTGCGCCTTTGCTTTCGGTCATCTTTTCTATGTTATTAAATATTGCTCTAGCAGTACGGAACGTAGGGCCTGCTATTAAGATTTTTGTGTTGGGCTCAAATATGCATTGCAGCACACAGTAAACACTAGCTATGAATGACTTGGCGCAACCACGGCCCCAAACACACATATTAAAGTTTCTATTAAACATTCCCTTAAGAGTAATCTCTTGATAAGGTGCAAGCTTAATCCCTGTTAATAAATAAGTAGTAAAATATAGATTTTGACGTAAAAATTTTGTCAACGAAATCTTAGCTTCTTTATCTTCTAGCTCTCCTTGAAGCTGTTTATAAATCTCGTTATAGTTTTCTGTTTTCTTCTTATACTTTGTTGTTTCGTGCCACATATTATAGTAGTTTTAAGTCGTACATTAATTGCAAGTCGTATTTTTTATATTCTCCATTGCTAAAAAATACTTTCTTCATTATTCTAACGCATTCTTCTCTACCATCTACAAATAAAAATTGTACATTGGAGTATTTTTGTATTAGTTCTCTGACGTTAAAGAAAACAAACTCTGGAGTGACTTTGATTTTCTTAGAGACGTAATTGAGATACTGAAAGCTCAAGCACTCCTGCAAAGGGCGCTCTACTAGCACTATCAGATTTGCTTCTGCTGCCACAGAACGCTCTATTTCACGACAAAATCTCTCGTAGCCGCCGCTCATGGTGCCAATAAAATCAGAGATTGACTTTCTTTCAATGTAGCATTTGTTTTCGGGATCGTTGATAGCGTAGTCTCCGAATTTTAAGCCTTTAACTTCTGTTGGATAGTCAATAACAAGAGGCATCTGCTCTCTGGTATCAATAAAAATACTAAAACCGTCTTTAATTTTGTATTTTAATTCTTCTTTCGGATATGCGTATTTGATTTTATAGCCCAAAGAATTGCAAATGTCATAGTAATCCAAAAAAAGCTTATGATAATAAGGAACGGGCGGGCTAGTAATAGATCTAAGCTCGACTTCAGTAGGTGCATAAATTAAGTTGTGTTTTTCTTTTCTCTGGATTAAGAATTTTTTTAAATAAGACTTCTGAGCGTCAACATCTTGCTGGCTCAGCCATTTTTTCATGGAGACTTTATTATTAAAGTCATTAGAGAAATAATAATCTTTGTTTTTGAAGTTTATTAACTCTCCAGTAAGCAAATCATATCTCGGTTCGTGAGTTTGGTAGTACTCCACCATTCTCAGCTTGTGAGATTTGAGATGCCCATGAAAATTCTTGTCTGTTTCGAATTCTAAATTACAAATTTTACATTTAACCATCTAAAACTTCCTCCTCTGTCAAGCCAAAGATTCTGGCTTTAACATCATCCATAGATGATAAGCGTCCAACCTCTGCTTTTAAAACTTCTCTTCTCATATCTGCCATTTTTATCATTTCTTTTCTAGTCTCTTCGTCTTTCCACATCTGCACTAGATTAAGAATGGAGGCGTTGTCTTTAACTTGATTGGAAAGCCTTTCGCTTCTCTTAACTTTTAGATCATTAAGGAGTTTTTGCTGACGAGTGACGCACTGATTATACTCTGTTCGAGCAGAAGTGACTGCTTCTACTAGAGTCATTGGAATTTTTGCGCCTGAATTAATTTCTTGATCTATCTGATCTTGCAAAGTCGCTATTGTTTCTTGAATATTTGAAGATATTACAACTTCCGTGGCCAAAACAATATATTGGTCCACTTCTTCTTGAGTTAAATCTGATTTATCAAAAGTATATCTAATAAAACTGCTCTCGAAAAGATCTCTGTCTACAGCATTAGTATATGTTTCTATCTGGTGTAAAAATCTGTAAGTGTGAAGATAAGAGATCAGAGAGTTTAGCTCTTTTTTTTGCTTAGTTGTGATTTTATCTTTATCTATTCCATTTAAAACATATCTGTTGACTCTAACTAAAGCTCTCTCTTGATTCTTGGGTGGTTTGTAATCTTCTTGGCTCTCTTCTTCGGCGGGAAGACCTGCTGAAGTTTGAACTTGTTTGGGCAAGGTATCTAAATACTCTTGAATAGAGCGAGCTTCTATAGATAAATTTGTTAAACCATAATTATCGAAAAGATCTCTGGCTAATTCTGTGGCAGTCATCATTGCCGCATTGTTAACAATATAATCTTTCTGCTCGTCGGACAGGGACACTCTATCTTTTGGAGTATATTCGCTCTTTGTTCTTACTTTTAAATCTCTTGATGCTAAAAATTTCTTTACGGACTTTCCATAGACGCTTCTTCCATCTATATTTGGATTATCTGGAAAAACTATTTGAGTTAACTCTTGTAAACTAGGAGGATTTTCTTTTCTGTCATTCCAAGTGCGAATGATAGTGTCTTTTTGTTCTTGAGTTAATTCTATTTCGGTCATAGGTCTATTTCTCCATTAGCCAAAGATTGTTTGGCTTTTCTTATTATTGATTTTTGGATATTCTTGAGCTGTTTATTGTAAGCGCTCTTAGCTTCTTTGTCATATTTGAACTTTAAAATCTTACAAACTTGCTCTTCTGTTTTGTGATTGATATATAATAGTTCATACACTTTCCACTCTACTGGCTTTAAAATCTGCTTCATCTTTTCGTGCAAATTTTGAGTCGCCTTCTGAATATCTGAGTTAATACAGACTTGATTATTTATTTCGTAAGAGTGATCTTCTATAGACACAGCCATTTTTAAGTCGTAAGCATTTTTTTTGGTCTTCGTCCAATTATTAAACATTGGGCAACCCTGATCTTGCTTTCCGTAGATGCGGCACTCGCTCTCTCCCAAAGCTGCGGCGCATTTTAGACAAGGCCGAGCATAATTTCCGTAGTTGTTTCTTATTAAGTTTTTAATTTGATTGGATATGATTCTATTAATCCAAGGAAGCATGGGTTTTTTCTCATCATAAAGGTTCCACTTTTTATAAATATGGAATCTTATAATTTGAGACACATCCTCGAAATCAATCCAGTTAAGCGTTGACAAGGTCCACTTATTCTTACGCTTTAAGATTTCAGTGTTAATTAAATTGATGCAAGCTTCAAATTTTATTTTATTCTTCTTCATTCATGGATTGGCGAGATGGGTAAAAACCCGCTTCTCGCTTAAAAGACTCCAAAGCTTCTTGTTTGTTGAACCCTTGAGCTTGGGAGCCTGAGCTGCTTTCACTTTCTCCATTATAAGTTCCCATCAAATTTTGCATTTTTGATCCTTTGTTGGGCTTTACATCAATTTCAAAGTCTAATTTTGAAATGTCGGGCACCCTTTCTGTCGAGATTTCTTCTTCTTCCTCTACTTGTGTAATCTTAGGTGTATTCTTTATGACTTTTGGAGCTACTGTAGCTACAATAGAAAAGCTGGAGGCGCAAGCAGAACAAAACTTCGGTTTATTGAAAGAATATTCAGTGCCAGAACCACACTTTTGACAATAGATCTTCATATTAAGGATTATACACTATATGCCTAAAAAAACCACTAAAAGTTTTAAATTTAAGACAGATAAGGGCGTAGAGTATTCTGTTAGTAAAATCAAAATTCCCTCCAGAGACAGGGCAGAGGGGCTTTGTGATTCTCCTGATAATGAATGTCCTCAGATATTTATAGAAGCATCTCTCTTGCCTCGTAGAGAAATGGCTGTTACTATTGAGGAGTTCGCTCATGCGTTTTTTTGGGATAAATCAGAGAAGAATGTGCGTAAGTTTGCAGCAGTTTTAACAAAATATTTATACGCGAACGGTTGGAGAAAGAGCTTTTAGCTTCTTTACCATGAATTTGACTAGATCGCTTCTCTTGATGTCGTCTTCGGTGAAGTGAAAGGAGTAGATTCCCTTTTCTTTGCTCTCATCATCACCAAAAATAGCTTGCAACTTCTCAAAGCCGCCTGACTTACCATAAGCCAAATCAGATTGGTCAGGATCAGCAAGAATAAAACACTTACTGAACTCTCCAACTCTTGTCATAAGGGTAACTATTTCTTTTTGAGTGCAATTTTGAGCCTCATCAAGAATAATAGCCTTGCAGTTCCAGCTCATGCCGCGCACGAATGACAAAGGATGGCTCTGAAGTCGGCCTTGATTATTAAGAGCTTCAATGTATTGTTTAGATAGCAACTCTTCTAGCTTATCAGCAAAGGGAAGATTGTAATATTTTAGCTTTTCATCTGCATCTCCGGGCAGGAAGCCAATTTTGCTGTCGCTGCTCTCTACTGGAGATCTAATATACATAATATCACTAACTCTCTTGTCTTTAATCAATTGAAGAGCGCAGTAGATGCTCAATAATGTCTTGGACGATCCGGCGGGGCCGCTAATAAACATCATCTTTACGTCCTTATTCAG